ATCCCAAGGACAACATTAGGTCAATCCTGGTGGGGGCTGAAAAAACCTTGCTCAAGCTCTATGACGCCTACGGGCGGCTCTACAAACTCGCCGAGGACAAGGGCGACAATGTGATCGCCGAAGAGGCGTGCGAGATTCAGGAAGACATCAAGAAGGAAATCATGTGCATGGAAGGCTATGCGCGGCAGATCGAGGACATGGGCCTTGCAATCTGGCTAGGCGAACAGATTTGATCGGAGAATAATGTGCTGACTTACTGCCTTGCGGACGTGCGGGTCGTGGATGGGGCGCAAAAGCCGATTCCCAGGGCCCAGGTGACGATTTCGACCGTGGATTCATCGAACCGGCAATACCAAACGACCTGCCACACGGATTCAGGCGGTCGCGCCATCTTCGCAGTGCCACAGGTCCAGATTCCGCTCATTCCCCGCGAATCCGAGTTCACGGTCACGACTGACAAGGGCGGTTATCAGTCCGGCAAGCTCCGATGCGGCGGTAACGAATCAGTGCGGCCCCTGGAAGTGGTTTTGAGCCATGGTTGACGAACGGATCATCAAAAAAGAGTCGGATGGCTACCACGTCTACTCCGAAGACGGCAAAAAGCATCTCGGCGGCCCCTATTCCAGCATGGAAGCGGCAAAAAAGCGGCTGGGACAGGTCGATTTCTTCAAGAAAAAGGGGCAGAAATCGCTGATTTCGACACCGGAAAAGCGGTTTTTGCTCCCCGAGGATGCGGAATTGCGGGTTGTTGTTGGAGAAGGCGGTAAGCGGAAAATCGTCGGAAAAGCGGCTGTTTTTGGCAAATTGAGTCAGAATCTGGGCGGATTTCTGGAAAAAATGCATCCTGATGCATTCAAGAAGGTCTTGAAGACCGCCGATGTCCGTGGGCTCCGCAATCATGACCCTGATAAGCTACTCGGCCGAACCAAAAATGGGACCATGCGGCTTAAGACCGACAAGGAAGGTCTTCATTACGAAATCGATGAGGGAAACACGACCCATCATCGGGACACGATGGAGATGATCGACCGTGGCGACTTGGATGGTTCCAGCTTTTCATTCACCGTCGATGATGATGGCGATGAATGGGATGATACAACCGATCCGCCGACGCGGACAGTGCATTGTGTCCGCGATCTTTTCGATGTGGGCCCGGTGACGTACCCTGCCTACCTCGATAGCTCCGCAGGCATGCGGGCCCTGGGAGAATGTCGTTCGTTGCAGCGATTCCTTGAGTTCCGTGAGCAGGCTCGATGTGAGCAGGCTCAACAATTGAAGCGTCTGAGGCTAATGAAGCTCAGGCTTGGGGTATCTATTTTCTGAAGAAAGGGAGTTCCATGGCTGTATCTGATAAACCAGCTCTGACCCCACCTGAGCTCAGGCGGAAAAAGGCAGAGGTTGACGGCCGATTGAAGGCAAAGCAGCAGGAATCGAGCACGATCCTCATCGATTTCTCGATGGAAGGCCGTGTTGTTACCGACGCTGAGTGGCAACAGGCCGACGCGCTGACCAAGGAAATCCTCGATCTACAGCGTCTATCCGATGCCTTCGCGGGCCAGATCACAGCCGCGGAGCGCTGGTCGGTAGTCGATGACAATCTCAATGGCGATGGGCGCCTCAATCGAGACGATCCGACATTGCCCCACAATGATCCCAAGAATACTCATGATCGGTGGGGTTATTCGCTGCTGAAGGCATGGCGATCGCGGATCAATCCGCAGAAATATACTCTGGACGGCCTGGAGCTCGAAGTGCACCAGGAAATGTCCAAGCGGCGGTTGGAAAGCGGCCTGAAGGCATGCGAGGGGCTCATGGTGCCTCTCGATCTGCCAGTCGACCGGCGCGCAAGTCATCGTTTTGCGGCCCGAAGCGGCTTGAAGACCTCCTTGATGCGGCATGAAGATGCCATGCGGGCTGATATGGTTCGCGAGCAGCGGGCATCAGGCACTTTCGACACAACGGCTGGCGGCGGTGCGATCCCTACGATCCTTGATACGACAATCATCGAGATCCTGCGTGCTCGCATGGTCACGCCAGCTCTCGGGGCGAGGTTCATGACCGATATGCAGGGCTTATTCGCCATTCCGCGGCAAGCAACCGCATCGACGTTCTATATGGTATCGCAGGGTGGATCGGTCACGGCAACCAATCAGACGATTGACCAGGTGCCTTTTTCCCCTCATACGGGCGGTGTGCAGACCACTTATACACGCCAGCTCCTCGAGCAGATCAACGTCGATGCCGAAATGTTCGTCCGCGAGGACCAGGCGGCGGTCGTGGCTCGTGGCGTCGAGACGGCGGCCTTGAACGGCCAGGGATCTGGAGGGTTTCCTCTGGGAATCCTCAACAACATGCAGATCGGCGTCTTCGCCCTGGGCACTAATGGTGGAGCACCGACCTGGACGCAAATTGTATCGATGGAAGCCTTCCCGGCCTTCTTCAACGCCGACGTCGGCTCCCTTGCCTACGTGACTGACGCCCTGATTCGTGGCACATTGAAGGTCACGGCGAAAATCGGCTCCACGTTCCCGATTTACTTATGGAACACCGAGGCCCCGGACTTCCCGGTCAATGGGTATCCCTGTGCGATAACCAACTTGCTTCCGCAGAACATCGTCAAGGGTTCTGGAACGAACCTGCATACGATGATCTTCGGCAACTGGGAGGACCTGGTCTACGCGATGTGGTCCGGCATGGATACAATTGTCGATCCCTTCACGCAAGCGGCCAATGGTGGCGTGGTGATCACGACGCTCCAGGACTTTGACGTCAACATCCGCCACTATCAATCATTCGCCAATTGCGTCGATATCATCTCGTCGATCACGGCACCGATTATCTAAGGAAACAGCCCATGGCTGACGTTGGTTTTCAATCCAGGGGGGATTATCAATCCCCCCATGGATTCGGCTATCTCAGGGTTGTCAAGGCCCGCAAGATCATAGCGCGGCACTGCGAAGTGGGCGACATCATCGCGATTGAGCGCTCTAACGGACAGATCGCACCTATGACCGATGGCGTCGTTGAAACCTACGCTGAGTACCTGATCAAGTGTGGCATCGCGGTACGCCATCAGCTCAAGGCCGGCGATAAGCCAATGTCGTGCAAGATCGCCGCACCTTCCAAGCTCGAATCCCCCGAGGAGGAGCGCATCCGGCTCGAATCAGCCATGCTCAAGCCGCAAATCAAGGCCGAACAGGCGGTGACTGGGCGGCAAAAGGCTTCATTCTAGGATGATTCAAGGCTTCCCATCTGATGCTGACCCTGGTTGGTGGCGCGTGGTTGATATCACCCCACCCTTGCAGGAGCCGGTCTCGATTACCGAGGCGAAGGCATTCGCGCGCATCGAGTTCCCCGACGATGATGCGATCATCGCCGATCTGATCGCCCAGGCCCGTGAGTATGTCGAGACAGCGGTGGGGCGCACGGTGGCTCCGAGGGTACGCCAGGTCTACTTTCAGGGCTTCCTCACCTCGGGTGGCTATTTCAATCGCTTCATCCGCTCAATCGGTCCCAATCCCTGGTGGCTCCCCACAGCACAAGGGATTATGCAAGTGCGGCAACCTCCCCTCCAGGGGATGCTGAACATTCAGTATGTTGACTCGAGTTCGGGGAACCTACTTGAGATTCTGTCATCTCAGATCATTGTCTCAACGGGCACTCCCGGCCGGGTAATGCCTCAATTTGGAGCTGTGTGGCCTATTGCAAGGCCTCAGATTGACGCGGTGGTATTTACTTTCCTAGCAGGCTACGGTCTTACACCAGGGCTTGTGCAGACTTATGGAGGTCCCCCCTCGCAGACAATAATGATCTATGGACAGCCCACGGGCGGCACGTTCACGTTGACTTTCCAAGGTGCCACGACCTCGGCGATAGCCTGGAATGCCACGGCGGCTCAGGTGGGGATCGCCCTTGATGCTATATCGACCATTGGACCGAGCGGCGTCAATTGCGTAGGAGGCCCATTGCCTTCAATACCGGTCTTCATCCAGTGGTCTGGCCCCTTGGCGGGCGGCAATTCCTACCAGCCTCAAATTACAGCCACACCGAGCTTGACGGGTGATCCGGCTTCCACGATCTATACGATCACACCACCAGCTATCCCGAGGTCGCTCCGGATCGCCATCATGCAGATCGTCGCCGATACCTATGAAAATCGAGAGGCGTCCATGGACGCAACTCCGGGACTGGTGGTAACGCCGACAGCCGAACGATCTCTGATGCCTGCCACCTGGGGGACTTATGTCTGACGAGAAATATCATATCTTTATCGGAATTCCAAACGCCGGCTGCATCAAGCCTTGTGCCTTGACATCGATGGTCCACGCTACATCCCGGCATACGCTGCATTCTTGTCCACTTCAATTTGGGGACATCGAGCATAACTTCAATATGATGTGGTGTGAGGCCCTGAACACCAGGGAATCGGCCGGTATCACACATTTTGCAATGGTGCACACCGACATCGGGACGTCCCAAGGCTGGTTAGATGTGCTACTCGATGAAATGGATCGACTCGATGCTGATGTGATGACCGTCGTGAATGCGATCAAGGATGATCGCGGTCTTACAACGACTGGCGTTCGGTATCCGGGGATCTGGGGTACGCGGCGCTTCACCATGAAAGAGATTGCTCGACTGCCCGAGACGTTCTCGATTGCGGATACTGATGAACCTGAAGCAGTTCTGGCGATCAACACGGGGCTTTGGGTTTGCCGCATACCTACGGGTGGCTGGCCCGACAAATTTCCTGGATTCACGTGCAAGCATAAGATCGATGTCATTAATGGCAAATTCTCGCCGGCATTCGACTCTGAGGATTGGTTGTTCTCGGACTGGCTTGCAACCCAAGGTCTGAAAATCTATGCGACTCGCAAAGTACAGGCTTTCCACCGAGGTGAGATCGATTTCCCGAACCAGGGCGAATGGGGACGGTGGACCACAGAGCAACAACGACCGTCGCAACCATTAGGTGCCAAGCTCAAAGTTCGGCCGGCTCCTCAAATCACGATCGAGGCGGAGCGGCCGATAGCCTCCGATAGTCTCGATCACACACAACCGTTGGGAGCAGCCAATGACAATTCACTCAGCTATGCATTTAATCGAAAGCTTTTTGATCTCATTCCTCCGGAACAATGTCGGGTTCTGGACCTGGGATGCTCGGGCGGCGCTTTCGTTCGATCAATACTCGAGGCTGGCGGTTTTGCCATTGGTCTTGAAGGTTCAGACTTCAGTCTCAACTCGAGACGAGCTGAATGGGCGACGATTCCCGACTATCTTTTCACCGTGGATGTGACAGCCCCATTCACGCTTCGTAACTGTTCGGCCGATCCGATCACATTCAACGTGGTGACTGGGTGGGAGTTTTTCGAGCACATCGCGGAAGAGGATATCGCCGCACTGTTTGCCAATCTCGCCAGACATATTGAACCTGAAGCCTTGCTGATTGCCTCGATCTCAGCGAGCGTGGAGCCGCACCATCGCACGGCACGGAAAAAGGGCTGGTGGATCGATCGGCTGTGCAGTCTACCGGGGCTTCAACTGGAGCATGTTCCCGAACTTGAGGCACATTTTGGTGAGGATCTCGTCCGGGGCTCGAACAAGGAAGGCGAAATTAGTCGCTCCGTGATTTTCCGATGCCACGCCAGCTCAAAATCGGCCGTCATCGCCAGCGTGTGACGCTCTTTGATATCCCGGAATCCGTGATCGATTCCTTCGGCCAGCCTAGCCAGGTGCCTGTTACGATTGGTACGTTCTGGGCTGAAGTCAGACCGCTCCGGGGTAATGAGCAGCTCAACGTTCGGCAAATATGGCCGACTGCAACTCACATGGTCACGATGCGCTGGCTTGGCTCGATGATTCCGACAACTGCGGACAATCCCCAGGGGCTGATCATGCCTCAGATGGTTTTGCACCTTGGTCTTGATAATAGTTATCTGCACATCCTCTTTGCCGATAATATCGAAAAACGGAACCGCATGTGGCAATTGACATGTAAGGAAAAGATAGGGGCAACCGCATGAGCGCGACCGACACCATCACCAGTTCAGTGACCTCGACTTCTGGCCTCTCCTCGATGCAGGGAGCCGATAATGAGTTCGGCAATGTCGAGATCAATATCCCGAACCTGGCGTTCTCCGCCAACTCCAACTCGGTCGCCTTCACGCTGGCCTTCAACGCCTCACAGGTGCAGATGATTTTCATGGTGGCGACCCAGAACTGCACCATCAATACGAACAATAGTTCATCGCCCACGAATACGGTCAGTCTTGTGGCTGGCATCCCCCTGATTTGGGGCCGGAGCGCGGGCTATTTCGCTCAACCGCTGAATGCCAACACCAATGGTGGCTTTCTCACCTGCAACGCCGCGACGATCCTGAACGCTCGGATTTTGACCACATGAAAGGCGCTGTCGTTATCACGGGCGTTCGCGAGATCGATCGCAAGCTCAGGCTTCTGGAGCCCAGGGTCCAGAAGAAAGTCGTTCGCCAGGCAATGCGGGCGGGGCTCAAGATCCTGCAAGCCGAGGTCAAGGTGCAGGTGCCGGTCCGGACTGGATTAACTCGGTCTGCGGTGCAGATCCGGGCTTTACGAGCCCGGAAGCGGGGTTCAGTTTCCCTGGAAGTCCGGATCTCGGGCAAGAAAGAAGGGCTTATAGTCGAAAGGAAATCGGGGAAGCGGGTCTTCTATCCCGCGGTCGTTGAATACGGTCGCGAGGGTGTGGCTCCTGATCCATTCATGCGGCGATCTTTCGAGGCCAAGGGCGAGCAGGCGAAGGATGCGGCGCTTTACAAGCTGTTGCAAGGCGTCTTGGATGAGGTTCACCGAACATGAGTATCACGCGGTCCACTGGGGCCTTCCTCGGCACAAATACCAACGCCGGGATCACGATCACGAACGGCTCAACGAACACTGGATCTTTGCTCGATCTTCTGGGCGACAATGCCAGCACTGGCGAGGTCGAAATCTATTTCAACGTTACATCGACTGTAACCAATGGCAGCATGGACATCACGGTAGTTCCTGGCTGGGAAGCGAACAATGGGACGATTCAATACACCCGGATATCCTTGTTCTGTTCTTATGCGCCGACCAATGGCACACAGAATCTCTACATAGGTCGTATCCCGGCCGCGCGGTTCATGGGAGTCACTGTGAAGAATAATGCAACAACGACCAATGCAACAAATACTTCTGTGTTGTATGCCTTGACGAAGATTAGCTGATGCCACTTCCAACAATTCCAGGCGGTGCCGGTCAAGGGCTTGGCATCCTAGCAAACTATGTTTTTGATTTCGATCACCCAGTAACGCAGGGTATGGTCGCATGCCTGATTCCCAATGAGGCAGGACAACTCGTTGATTACGTTAACGCTAAGCGAATCTCATCGACCGGCACGATTTTCGGTAGTGTATCCGGACCCGCGGTAGCCAACTGGTCAATCCCCAACTCATCAATTGCGGATCTCAAGCTTGCCAACGCGCCATTAACAATCGCGGTCTGGCTCAATATTCATTCTTTCACACCGGGCGGCTCGAATGAATGTGAGGGGTTTTCTACCCTTACTTATGTCAGTAATGCTAACAATAACGGATGGTGTCTCGGATGGGGCAATATAACCGGCGGCGGTGATACAACTCATTATCATTTCGTGTATTATAACAACATTCAACCATCGCTCACGGACATGGCTTCAACTGCGGCGGTAACAAGTGGGGACCATTTATTGATTGGCGTTATCGCACCGGCCGACGCTCCGACATTCAACAAATTATATGTTGATGGCCATGTCGATAC